AAATATGTATTTAATTCTATTGTTTGCAGCATCGTACACATTTAGAGCGGAATTATACTTCCTCTTCATAAATACCCCTTAAATAAAAATCCCCGTATTAACGATACAGGGATTATGCGTTAGCGCTATTCTTATGTCAACTGTTTTTAGCGCAACAACTCCAACGCCATAGGTTTGCGCGACTCAAGATCAAACAACTGATCAGCCGTGTACTTGCCGTCAATATACATCTGAGCGCGCTCTTTGCTATCGAAGAATGAATCAAGAAATTCACGATTTCCTCGCCGCTTTTGCTCTGCAACAAATCCAGCCAGCGTCGTTTCGCTGGTTTCTCCTCGCAACCGTTCCATAAATTGTGTTATCTGTAAGTTTGTCAAGCCCTCTTTCTCTAGCGCGTCTTGTATCTGCGCCGGAGATGCTTTCTTAGCACCAGCAAAATACTTAATCTTGCCGTCATCTTGCTTGATGCCTATATTGCCCGTGCCAAGTACTTCACCCCACGGCTTCATTACTAGCTGAATCATCGAGCGGCATCGTAAATGCCTTGGCACTGGCGGGAAGTCATCGTAGTTCGGAAGAACAGTGTCTTTATATTTTAGCGCTATCGACTTACATATAGCAGAGATGCGATTGTCAAATACTGCTACATTGCGATAGCCACGGATCAGGTCTTCATTAGCCTGAGCGGTTAGTCTAGCCGCCTGATTTCCTGCGCTATTAACCGCCGTTCTAGTTATCGAGTCGATGCTGGATCGACTAATTGATTCAGCCGCTTTTTTGTTTTTCTTGTTGAATATAGATCTAATGATTTGCTGGTTAGATGCTGTTTTGCCGTTGAACAGTGACCGCAACGAGTCTTTCATCCGCTGACGTTCCGATGCCGGAATCCCTTTGAGCAAGTTATTCAGCGTGCCACTTAACCTATCGCCAAGCGACAACTCGCTATTCATTGTTGCAGCGTACACCGATGCACCGGATACACCAGCGAACAAAAGGACGATAGGCAACCCATCAAACGTTTCCTCTGCTGCTTTGTTGTAAATATTCTCTTGCGCGTACTTCGCTTCGTATTCGCTGAACTCAATCATTGATTCGTCGATATACTGGAACGTCTCGTCGTAGAACGGTAATCTATACTCATATATCAGATCAACGACTTCATCGACGACTCGACGAAACTTACGCTTAGTGGGCGTGTTGTCATTATCGTAAGCTTCGCGCAGCTTTTCGATATTAGCGACTAAGATGTTCCGCGACTCTGGATAAGCCTTAGCAATCCGTTCAAGCGCTTGATTAGCAACGTGCGCACCGTACCTGTTGCGATAGTGAGCATGACTCACTGATAGCATGAAGATCTCTTGTGATAGTGTTGTCATGCGCTCACCCCCACAACAGCAAAGATTATTAAATAGTGCGTTAAGTGATGAACCATCTGATCAAAACCAAGAGCCCACCAGAATTTCGGATTGTCTTGCTTGTACCTTCCTAATAGTTTTGGAGACGCTTTAATACGATCCATTGCAAAATGAATAACAAAATCAAATAAAGCTGCTAAAATAGCAACATAAAACCCAAAATAAAAACAAATAAAAAAAGTAATTAAAGAGTGAACCGCACAGTGCGCCGATAATGGCGCAACCCATCCAGACTCTTTAAATTTTCCTAGCATATATTTATTTTGCAGAGGGTAATCTGCAATTAAGTGCTTGATTTGAAATGCAAAAAGCATAAGTATAAGTGTTGTCATGTCTCAACTCACTAATGTTAATAATGTATTGTAGCAAAAAAACCGCCCGTAGGCGGATGTCTCGTTATCATCCTATCGTGTAAGTCTTAATCGTTCCACCCGTGTACGGATCACGCTTAGCAGCAATACACACAGCATCATACGCGCTAAGACCTGAATCCATTGCGCCGATTGCAAACAGCGAACCGCTACCGATGGCGTATATTTCCCCGTTTACCACCTGATCTGAGATTACAGTCCCATCATCATCAAAAGCAGCAATTAATACCTCATTTTCTGGCGTTATAACAAACGCTGCCGTAGCGTCAATTTTCGTTGTCTTGTGTCCATTGAAAAACAATTCAATCAGCGTATCGAACTGAGTAGTAGAACCTGAGAAAAAGAATTTATACCCCTCTGCCTCGATCTTTTTATCGAACTCAACGTTTACTATCGTATCTCCTCTCGTTGCCTGACTATCATACGCTATCTGATTGTTTTTGTATGCTATTGTTGTCATTCGCACCACCTAAAAGCGCCCCGTAGGGCGCGTTGATTGTTATAGACGCATTGGCATTAGAACCGCAGTAAACTTGCCCTCGTCAATACGAGCAGAGTTTGAACCATCTGATAATTGAATAATAGTTGAGTCAGATTCAATAGCGCTGATAGCGTCTTGAACATAAACACCATTAAACCCTATATCCATATTGTCGCCGTCGATGTTGCAAGGAATTTCTTCAAACGCCTCTTCTTGTTGCTGGTTCGATGCGGTAATACGAAGCGAGTCGGTATCGAATGATAGCTTAATCCCTTTGTATGTCTGGTTAGCCAATGGCATAGCGCGCTTCACTGCGTTAACTAGATCAACCGTTGACATCTCTGCACTAACTGAACAATTCGACGGGATGACTCGTTTGTAGTCCGGGTACTTGCCATCAATGAGCTTGGTTTTCAACATCATAGAGGATGTTTCAACTTTCAAATAGTTGCTGGTCACTTCAATAGTGCCATCAAAGCCCTTACTAATCATTTTAGCAATATCAGATACGGCTGTTCGCGGAACGATTGACTGTTTCTCAAAATGAGTATCAGCGTCAACAGTGTACATTGACATTCTGTGCCCATCTGTAGCAACGATAGTTAACCCAGACTCTGATACATCAAACAGCATACCGTTTAGGAAGTAGCGAACATCTTGCTGGGCCATAGATGGTGAAACCTTACTAATGCCTCGCGCCAATTCAGCAATATCAACGTTAATTGATTGTGGATTATCGCCCATGCTATTTGATTCGGGAAAATCTTTGGCAGGTAGCGTTGACAATTTCCAACGGCTGCGGCCTGACTTGATAGTGGCTTCTGCACCTTTCAGTTCCAACGAAATATCTTTTGATGAGTCTGCGTTTTTAGCAAAATCTAGCAACTTGCGCGCAGGTACTGTGACACTTCCAGACTCGCCAACTGTTGATTCAATAGTTACTGATTTCTCAATCTCTAGGTTTGTTCCTGTGATTGTGAGCTTTCCGCCATCTGCAACAATCAAAACATTCTGCAAGATTGGCATTGTAGACTTCGACTCAACAGCGCTTGTGACAAACGCCATAGCTGATGATAGATCTGATTGCGATACTGTAAATTTCATTTACTTTCCTCTTTCTGTTGTTCTATTTTGCGGCGACGCGATTCTTTTTGCATGGCTTCTGCTAGCTTGAATGACATTTTAGCCACAACGTCGCTAGAACCTGTTGGATATATGGCTATCAGCGAAGGCATAGCTGCTATGGCATAATCCTCTAATGTCTTCATACCATCGTTCCTTGCGATTTGAATTTATATGCAGCATCATAAGCATTGGCTCGCTGAATGTTGTTCATTGCCACTGTTTCCACTGGTGGCTCGATATAGAACGTGCTGCAAAGCGTTTCTACGCTCATGCCGTCATCAAGGCAGGCCTCCATGAGCTGGAAATCCTGCGCCGTCATGCCATCTTCTTGGTTCGTTGCGCTCAGTTGCCGCGCTCGCGTGATAAGCTGACTCATCGAGCAATTAAGCCACTCAGTCAGCTCTTCCGGCTCGCAGCGATTGAACATAATGCGTATCACTGCATCTTGCGATGGAGTGAACGGCGTTGTTTTATTATATGCCCCTTTTTCGATTAACTCCACATACTGATTAGCTGCTCTAACTGTTTCAGTATCTGATCCTGAATCTACAGCGCGCTTAAGCGCTGTGTATGGTGCTAGTTCGTTCATGTGTTGGCTACCTCGTTACTGCACATAAAAAGCCCTACGTTATTTATTAACTGTAGGGCCATGTTACTAAATAAAAATCAACGTGTCAAACAAAACCTAATTCTATTTCACGTTTAATCATTCGCTGTATTCTACCGGATCGCACAATGTCATCTAACGAGTAAAACTCGGTAATTGACGTATCACCCATCCCATCCATTACTTTGATCCAATCTTGTAGTCCACTTTTATCGCTAGACTTCTTAACTAAGTCATTCTGGCCGACATCGCCGCACATAATGTATCTACAGTTTTTCCCTCCGCGACTGTAAATAGTGCGTATCTCACCATATGTCATGTTTTGTACTTCATCCATAACAACAATAGCATTATCCCACGTCACGCCACGCTCGTTTGATGTTGTCTCGAATTTAACTTTGCCAATATCTAGCAGATTTTCAAATATTTTATCGTGATTTAGATTAAACACATCCTGCATCAGTCCGTAATATGGCTTTGCGTAAACCATGTTTTTATCCGTTTCATCGCCAGGCTTGAATCCCGTATCCCTTGTTTCAACGGCGCTACGAACGATTATTAACTTGTCATATTCTGGAACATCGTGATCTAGAACATCAACAAATCCGCATCGGATAGCTAGAAATGTTTTACCGGTTCCGGGATAGCCAAACAATCCAAACGTGTCGCAATCCGTATTTAGATATGACTCGATAAACGTCGCTTGGTTTTCTGATTTAGGGCTAAATGAGCAAAGGTCTTTTAAGTCGAACTTTTTTCTATTAATAAAAGTCGGATGACAGTCTAAATCATAGTCTCTGTGCTTGTTTGCGTGTTTACCCATTAATCCAATCCTCATCTGCGATAGTAATAAACACTCTTTCGCCGCCATCTAAACGTAAAGATACTTTCTCATATAACGACTGAAAAGCATTTCTACTCTGCCCAACAAATCCATTTAACATGCCTACGTTGCTGTTCTGAGTATTACCGACGAGAATACATCCCTCAGTATCATCGTCATCATTGCCAATGTGAATATAAATATTTTCGAATCCCGGAACGTCTTGAAGTTCTAGGTGCCACTTAAACCAGCTATAACGATCACGATAGCGAACCGTCATACCAGACAGCACCTCGCGATATTTTATCTCATATCTACCAGCCGGTATTCGAGTTTCACCTTTAATCTTGATCTTGCGCGCTTCGTCTTCGAGGGTGTAGCAATTAAATTTGCTATCGATGTAGAGAATACCGACAGTTGAGTCACCGTCGGTATTGAGTCTGTGCAGTTTGAGTTCCATTGCTGATACTCTGTTGATAGTGGTCGTTAGAGTATAGCATGGGCTGTAGTCAAACGCTGATAGGCGCTTTAATTGCCGGATGTGGGTCGTATCCAATAATAAATACATCGTCATATCTAAAATCGAACATGTTATGAAGCGCGCCGTTTATCATTAGCCGAGGATATGGCTTTGGTTTTCGCGTTAACTGTTCTTTTACTTGATCAATATGATTTAGATAAATATGTGCATCAACGATTAGAATGCTAATTTCTCTAGCTTGCAATCCAACAAATCTAGCCAGTACTTTTGTAAAAAGCGAATAGAAGGCAATATTAAAAGGGACGCCTAAAAACATATCGCCAGATCGCTGTGTCATATGGCAATTTAAATATTTACCATCTTCAACAAAAAATTCAATTAGTACTCCGTGACATGGAGGTAGCGCCATGTGTTTTATTTCGTCTGGTTGCCACAATGATATTACATGCCTAGTTCCGTTAGGATCTTCTTTCAAGCTTTTAATGACGCTTTTGACCTGATCTACGCCTTTGCAATCCCTAAATTGCTTTCCGTACCCTTTTCCTATTGTTCCATCTTCAAGCTTCCATTCATCCCAAAAAGTATGCCCCTGCTCATTTAGCCAACCAACATCAGTTGATCCTAAAATCACCATCCATACAAATTCATTAATCACTGCCTTGGCGTTAACGTGCTTTGTTGTCAACAGTGGAAACTCTTCCGTAATGTCGAACTTCATGTGCTGACTAAACAGCCGTCTACGCCCTGTTTTTGTTCTATCTCCGCTATCTTTTCCGTAAACAAGAACATCACGCAAAACGCGCAGATACTCGTAATCAAACTCTTTTGTAGCGTTATGCATTAATACCCCCACTCCATCATGCCGCTTTCATGAAGGGCATTCATCGCTACTTCATCAGCCTCTTTATCTGACAACCCCTCCCATGTTTCAACGTCACATATTGTAAATTCGCATTTTGAACCAATCCAGTTTGCTTTAACGTAACCAATTACATACCCACCTTCAACCACTGTATTTTCTGTTATTTTTGGCATATTACTCTTCTCCTGTGTTCACACTAACACTAATACCAAGCTCATCAGCTCGACGCTTAATTTCTTTGATTGCTCGTTCTCGTTGTGAATCAAATAGTGCTTTAGATTGTTTTACAATGTCTGAAACAATTTCTTCAACAGATAATCCATCCCAATGTGGTTGATAAGTGAATATCCATTCGTCATCAAATCCATAACGAACATCAACCATGTAAAATTCAAAAACAACATTATTACCTAAAATTTTTATATCAAATTTATCTTCGTTTGGATATGGGTCGTATCCGCAATCAAGCAAATCATAATGAATTTCATCTTCTAGTCCGTTGTTATCAATATAATCCGAAATCTCATTCCTCAATTTCCGCATATCAGCAATAAGCTCTGATCTAGCTTTTTCGTATTCGTTGTATTTTTGTAGTAGGCTCATTATTCACCGCCGTGTTTTGCTTGATACTCTTGCAAAGCTTTTTTGCAGGCTTCTGATGATGTTAATCCTTGAGCGCTAACAATCACTTCTCTATTAGGGTTGGTTTCTCTGTTATGTGTGCAAAGCCATGCCATCCATTCAGTTGATCTCGTCCTTGCAATCTCAACATAAAGAAACGGATACGTATTTTCTAGGTGTTCGGCTAGATCAATAAATTCCATCACTGGTTGTGTTTCACTATCGAATTCAATCTTAGATTCAACTCGTTCAATATACTTTTGTTGCTGATCCATTACATCGATTGGTTTCTCGAACATCACCATTCCTCCTAGTTTTTCTTCAATACGCTCCAATTCATCGATCACAACATCATACGATGTTTTACATCTGACCTCACTAACAACTCTCATGCAAGAAATAACAGCATTTTTAATCGCGTTATCAACATCTTCCTGAGTGTATATAGGATCTTCACTGTAGTTGTATTTTTCCATAGCATCATTATCCATTCTAATCACCCCAAATAGTCATCTTCACCAAACACAATGCCGTACGGTATCTCTGTACCGCGCTGCGACATAGCACCGAATCTGATTGGATTCTCTGTGCTTTTAACATGCTCGCCAGACTGCGTAATTATTCGTTTCAAGTAGCGCCCCCATTGTTGTCCCCAAGGTTTACCTTCTAGTCGATCAGTCAACGCTTCAGACCTGTTTGCAATAACAAAACAGTCATCTTTGCACACAATGCCCATTCGTTTTAGCTCTGAGTGCGCGTCGTCTGCATCGTTAGATGAGTTTCGCACCTCATCAATGGCTTCCGCTACCGTTATATCGCGAATCGACACTCCGCCAGCGACTCTAATACGAAGCTGCATAATACTACTCAATGCAAGCATTGACTCGTCATCGTCTGAATCTTCAGTATAGACAGACCAATCATATACTTTAATGTAGTTGAGTGCAACCTCTTCTGTTACTCGGCAATCAGAAACAAGAGAGTATGAGCCAGCAAGTAACGTTCCGTACTGATCAGCGTATCGAGCGTTACCAAAATGGGTGTTTGCTGCACTACGGAACGTTTTAATATTATCTCGAATAATGTCAATCATGCCGATAGTGCGTGCTAGCAGACGGCTTGCTACGTCGTCAATTGTGTCTATTTTCTCGTAGATTGTGCTCTGGATAGCTCCCCAGTTTTCCTTATTCCTCGCTTTCTGCTGTGCCGTCTTGTCCGGCCTTGATCTGAGCGATAGAATAGCCGTTCTGTTGAGTACCGCTTGCTCAGTTGTGCACACCTGAACGCCTACTAGGTAGAACATAGAGTTACTGCTATATTCCATTACCTCACCGCTCGGATTACCGCGAAGTACGGGGTTTTCCGTATCGTCCGACGAGTCGCGCATCATGTCGAAATACTCCTGCGCCTTGTCGTTTGTGCTTTTGTTCTTTGGATCGAACTCTTCCACCATCACAGGGAATGCGTCGCTCTTTAGCGTCTGCCTAAGCCCCGCAACCGACGAGTTAAGCGTGATGTATACGCCCATATCGCCAATAAGTTTACGAGTGAACGACTTGGTAACAGTAGACTTACCCGAACCAGAACCACCATTAATCCATAGATGAGGACGCCATTCGAGCATTCCGCAGATTGGAGCTAATACGCAGAACCCAGCCAACAGCGCAGCACTAGCAGGCATATCCCAATCAAACGCCTTTGCGGCCTCTAGCAGCCCTTTAGCTTCTTCTTGCCCTAGCGGGTTAGACGGCGCTTTCTTGCGCTCCGCCGCTTGATACAGATAGTTAGAGCGTATGCCGCCAATGTCAACCGTGGTATTATCAACGACCAAACGGTCACCTAAGTGCATAACGAATCGACCATCATCCATCCAGCACCCACGGCCACGAATACGGCGCTTATTGAATATACCAACGACACGGCACGCATTCATCATCCACGACGTGGCAGCGTCCCAGTCCACACCGTCTTTGCTGTTCTGAAACCCACTCTTCCACCACTCAAGCGGGGCAATGCCTAATAGTGAGTTCTTGGTATGGTCGCGGTCACGTAACATTTTGATTTGCTTTGTAAACCGGCTGTAGTAGTAGAAACGGCCTTCGTCATAACCTTGCGGCGCAATGTCTAGTTTTTGCTGAGGTTGGTCGTGTTCTTCGTCGTCGCTATACTGCTCCGGCTCTGGCGTGTGGTCAGCGATATATTGAATCAGGTCATAGCCTTCCTCTTTCGCGTCCGAACAATCCCAGTTGTCCGGCTTTCCAATCGGCTGATCTAGCAGCGTTACCGTACATCCGTTCGCTTCAAGATGCTTCTTGAGCCAGATCATAGCCATTCTGCCATTCTGCTCATCTTGCGGCTTGACTTTACCCTCGTTAGCTCCTCGTTTGTAAACCTGAATATCGTTATCAGCCCACAGGGTGACTTTCATTCCGTACAGTGGCGACCAGTCAGTCTTATCAATTGCCTTAGTACCACCCATCCATGAAACAACGTCATAAGCATGGCCGATGTCAATGCTAGCAGCCTTCGCGCATTTCTCACCTTCTACAACCAAGACCTCCTCATGGCCTTTCAGTGTATCTAGCAAGTAAATTGGGCGGTTATCATCAAAACCTTTGAGAATCCAAGACTCTTCACCTGTATTCTTATTCACGCAATACGTGACAGGCAGGAACTGTTTTTTACCGTCGCTGAAAATGCACCGAAGGATAGCGCCCAATAGATTACCGTGCGCATCACGATAAGCATACACTCCATCGGCTTCTGGCGTGTAGGTCTTAGTCGCGTTAACCTTTGGGTTAAACGCAGTAGCTTTTCCGCCTTGGATCAACTTGGGCGCGTGAACCGGCACAGGGAATATATGATCCCAGTCATCCAGCGGGTTGTGCTGTTTTACCACGGCGCGAGGCTCTGGTTTTTCAATAGCACGGCCATCGTCATCAGCAATACCGGCGATCTGCTTCAATCGTTTAACAGTCTCTTTATCAGACAGTTGCTCATGATCTTTTATGAAATTATAAGCGTTACCGCCAGCGCCGCAACCAAAGCAATAGTACGTCTGGTTCGTCGGCGTGAATGTTAAACTTGGCGTCTTTTCTTTATGAAAACAGCATAACGATTCATATTCAACGCCCTTCTTTTTTAAATCTAATCCGTAGACATTCGCCGCCATATCAACTATGTCAACACGGTCTAGCATGTCCTCAATCGTGTAATCGGTCATTAATACATCTCCTGCAAGACCGTATTGTATCAGTGAATCAGTAGCGAGACAATGGGATTATTAAACCCTCTCCTGATTATCTATTTCCGTATCATCACGAACGCCGTTATCTATCTGCGCTTTCCCATCCGACCTGACGCGCTTGTTTTGGTCTCGCTTACGCCATCTAAGGTGCTTCCACCACTCTACCGTCTTTACTGAACCTTTTCGCTTACTTGAGCTAGCCATTCCTTAATCAACCCCACAGCTTTTTCTGAAGAGTCCACTATACCAGCTATTCCGCCATTTCTCAACACTAGGTCGCAGAATCTTTGCTGTGCTGCGTGATGCTCCACTTGAGCTTTACCGCTTGGTTTGTATCCTTCTTTCTTGGTTTCTATCGCAGTGAATACAGCAACGGTTCTGCCTACCATTTCAGGCGTAATAACTATTGGAGTCATTCCGATGTAGTCGCTCGATTTGATATTCTTATTCATCTCCTTTGATTCGTTAGCTAGACCATAACGAACCCATTGTCCGTTCTTCGCCTCGAAAACGCCTACGTTATTCCTAAACAAAACCGTTCTAAATTGTTCCGAACAGTCTAGTCGCGCTCGCTGAGCAACGCTAGATTCTGACTTCTTGCTTGATCGTGTCATAGTGCCACCCGTGTTTTTTATGATGAATCCAATATATTGTCTGTAGCTTGCCTTGTGGGAGTTTGTCGTCTTTAACGAATCCTGTATTAACAGACTGTTCCGCAGAATCCTCCATAATCCAGCTAAACATTGCTACATACGATACGTTAGCGTTTTCAATCGCTGCAACTTGCTCTGTTGTTAGGTCGCTTCGCTTATCCCATAATCCAATCCATAACTCTGACTCGCCTCGTTTGACTATAAAGTCAACTATTGAGCCTGTCTTGTCAATCCTACGAACCGAGTCAAACGTGAGCAATACGGGGTCTTGCAGTATCTTGCTAGTCTGCACGAACTGACTCGGATCGCGTGTTGTTTCTGTTATAAATCGTGGCAAATAGATCTGTTTGTATTTCTCTAAATGCTGATGAACTTGTTCTTTAAAATCCAAGGCTATCTCCTCTGATCGCGTCGATTGTGTATTGAAAGTTCATATTACTATACGGCCGCTCGATTTGCGAGTTTCTTAGCTCAAGAAATTCACGCATGTTTTCTATTAGTTCGTTCGCCTTCTTTGCGCCGTATTTTTTAGCTTCTTGCTCTGTAACGCCAAAAACGTTGGTCAGTATAGCATCGAATACAACTGGATCGCCCCAAGCTACGTTCTCTTTGTAGTGTTTGATCGCTTTATTTAGCTTCGCCATCGCTTTGCGCTTCTTTTCAATACCTGCTTTCTTGTAAGCCGTTGCGCCTCTAGCGTATCCTAGCTTTGCGTCTATCGCAGCGAGATCAGCGGCTGTTTGAGCTTCGCGCATGAGTTGGTTTTGGTCTTTTCTAGTCTCCTCGCGTTGCTCATCCCTCATCCGTTTTAAATCTTCTGGCGTAATGGCCTTAAGCTCAATATCAAGCTTCAACATTTCGTTTTCTTGCTTAGTGAAAACGTATCCGCAGTATATGCATGAGCCTCTTATTCTTGAGTCTAATCCGCAGCTTGGGCATTTTCTGATTGATATTGTGTGGACGTCACCTTCTCGCTTCCTCCCAACCTTGCCATCTAAACTCCAGTTTCGACGTGTGCATGGATAATGATCAAGATTTGATATGTTGCCAACACAATCAAAAATAAAGGCGTGTTTCTTATCTTTATGAGGCCTTAACGGTCTACCAATTTGCTGTATATGCAATGAAAGACTTTGTGTTGGTCTACATAAACCAACAGCTGAAAGCTCGGGGACATCAAATCCCTCTGAGATCAGGTCGGCATTGCATACAACTTCGTATTCCCCACTCTCTAGCCCATTAAGAGCTCGCGTTCTAACAGACCTGCTAGTATTGCCATTTATTGCAATTGCTTTAAACCCCTCTGCAATGAACGCCTCTGCCATTTCTTCAGATGCTTTAATATTTACAGCATACGCAACCATCGGCTTGTGAGGGCAATGTTTTGAGTAATGAGATATTAAGTCAGCGCAAACTTTTTTACCTTTCTCTTGCCTGAACCCATCAGCCATTTTTGACGACATAGCGCCAGTTTTGCTTTCTCTCATGGCCGGAATGTTTATTGGCTGGCTTGGTATCATTGCTATGTACTCTGATAGATACCCATTATCAATGAGATCATCAACATAGGCACCCATTACCAAATCAGTGCAATAACCTCCGCTATTAATCCCAAGACCTTTGCCGTCTAAGCGTTCCGGCGACGCTGTAAACCCAAGCAAAAGAGCATTTTTGTATTTCTCTACAATTTTCCCCCATAGGCTACCCTGTGTCCAGTGGTGGAACTCGTCACCAAAAATGACATCAGGGTTTAATGATAACTTATCAAGCCTTGCAGATAGAGTTTGCACTGAGCAGACGTACAAGCTACCAACAAATGGATCAACGTAAGTTCTTCCAAACTTCTTAAACTGCTCAAATTTCGCCTCTTTAATCGTTTCAGAAGCTGCTATTATTTGATGAGTCAAGCCGTATTCACAAAGCATTGATGATAATTGCTTAACTAACTCCTGCCTGTGCACGCACAATAAAACCTGCTTTCCATTTAAAACGAAGTCGCTGATCATGTCGCCCTGAAGTTTCGACTTCCCGCTACCAGTTGGACTTACTGCGCATATCCCTCTGTGGCCGTCGGCTATGGATTTGTTGATATTTTCTTTTAGCTCTAACTGATAATCTCTTAATACTGGCCTCAATGATAATTCCTCTTGTTATATTTCATCCGATGACAAAAAATTCACCATCCTCGAAATTCCATGTAATCTCTAAATTATCGTAGATAATAGTCACTTCGTTTTCACCTTGCTCAGCGGCATTTAATGCGGCTCTTAAAGAGTGAACCATTCTCTCTCGACTATTGTCTGTCTTGTGGAAATCCTGCTCTGCAATTAATGTACTCATACTAGTCTCCTGAAATATAACAACAAATGTTGTCGGATTGTTCGTCTGCGGCTCTCAACCGCAAATTTAATGGTTATGTGTCATTAGCTTGCTTTAGCTCAGCCGCTTTTCGTGCAAGTTCTGGCTGCGTCATTCCTGTAGCGACGTATATCATTTTCCCTATTTCTTGCGCGTCCAGTCTGTACCCCATTGCAATTTCACCAACACACATGCTTGATATGTCAGCAAGCACACATAACAATTCGGTTAAATCAGACGCTTCCTGCACTCGTTCTACTCGTTCAGTCATCTCGTTTTACCTCTGGGTTGCCACTAATTTTATCTATAAAGTTATGCCTGTGGTTCTTTAGTGGTCTGTGTCACCCAAAAGAACATAACAAGGCGCTCAACTCGGACTCGTCTTTCTTCGCTTCGTTCATCATTCCTCTCCAGTTAACTAATAGTTATGTGAGCAATTCGCACACTTTACCACCTATACCTACGAAAAACAACCTATTTTTGTAACATGTTACATATTCATAATAACCAACCGTGGCATGTGGAAAACAGTAAATACGCGGCCTGTAGGCGTAGTGTCCCCTGAGTTACGCTGTTACGGGAAAAATAGACATATATAGAGAGGTAAATATAAAGAGATATACTCTTATATATACATATATAATTTAAAATATATATGTAACATTGTAGACATCGGTCTACAGGCCGCATGATAGCTGGATTTCTTCTGTCACACTTTTTGTTACAAACGTGTCACAGAATTTATTTTTGTAACATGGTTGACTGGCGGGGTGATGTGTGGGATAGTGGGTGGTATAGCAACACAACACACAACAAGGAGTAACCATCATGCTAACACTAGAAGAACAAAATGAATTACTTATCGAATGCCAAACACTGTCTTCACAAAGACCATTTACTATTACTGAATATGATGTTACCAATAACAGATTCATTACTCATAAATTCACATTGCGCGCAGATGGCACTAGAGACTATGTAAGAACCATTACTGAAAACACACCGAAGTCGGTTAAGTGATAGGAGAACAACTATGAAGTTTGAAAACGGGCATCACGTAAAGACAGAAGATTTAACGGAAGAACTTTACCATAAGTTCTGTCAGAAAGTTAAAGGTCAAGGTTTTGATGATGGAGAGTATCCTTACTCTGGTTGGATGCATTACAACTATGTCGGCATTTCTAATGAGAGGATATACCACAGTGACGGTGTTGATTTTAATAATCCAGAGTTGCTATTAACAATCGAACAAGCCTTATCAGACAGACAGGAACAACCAATGAGCAAAGTAAGAATCATCGAGATTGAACAAGAACCAAAGTTTAAGCCGTTTAAGCTTGAGATTACTATTGGCTCCGAAAAGGAGCTTATTAACCTTTGGCATCGGATGAATATATCTGTAAACTATTTCATGGATAATGGATATTATCCCGAACAAATAAAGTGCTCACCAGACTATGATTCTCAATTCATCAGTGAGATATGGCAAGAACTAGAAGTTAAAGCAAAAGAGTTTGGGCTTCGGGAATGAACAACAAGCAAACACCGCTAGGCGAACTCTTCATAAAATACGAACGAGCCAAAAACCCAGTGACAAAATCTGTCTATCGTGAGATAATCGCTAACAGATTGACACGAATGGAGATGAAGAAATGAACCCACCACAAACCGCACCTAAAGACAGATTGTTTCTGGCAGGCGTTGGACTTCCTTGGCTAGTTATGGCAATATGGAATGACTACCAAGAAGAATTTGTTTACGCCGATCTTGAAACGTCATTGTGTGAAGGAAAGTATGACTCAGGGTTTTTCACTGAGTACGCCAAGCATAGTGAAATCAAAGGTTGGCTAGATGTACCAGATAAGGACATGCAACAATGATCACAACAACAATGCCGCAAGACGAATACCGCGCAATACCGAAGCACAGCGCTAGCGTATTGAAGCGCGTATGCGATACGTCGCCTAAACATGCGCTTACGCCTAGTAAGTCAACCAAGGCAACCGACGAAGGGCTCATGGTTCATGAGTTCATCCTAGAGCGGGAATTGTTCTTATCAAAATACGTGTGCGGCATCAATCCAGATGATTATCCAGACGCGCTAACATCGGTTGATCAGCTAAAAGCGGAAATTGATGGGATTAACGAGACTCGATTACCGAAGCTAGCGCTAACCGGTAATCTTGAATCACTGATTGAGCAAGTAATGCATGACTCGCCTGATCACCTTGCACACGTGTCTGACATCTCAAAAATCAACACGTCTGAGATAAAAAAGCTAATCAAGCAAATCAACAGTGCACCGAATCGCGGAGTTCTATCTAAGTCTGGCTCATCATCTGACCTATATCAACGATTAGTCGATAACGGATGGAAAGGCCAGTATTTACCAGAGATTGAAAAAAAACACGCAATTGCTAACGAGCCTCGCGTAGCGCTACCGTACGACGAGTATACGAAATACGAGGAAATGTACGCATCGCTGATAAATCACCTTGAAGTTGGCGCACGTTACGAGATAGAGCGCAATCAAGACGAATACCTTTTCCAGTGGCTACTATACGCATTCACAACGCCAGACGTGATGGAAAAAGAGGTATCTATGATCGGCAATGAAGATAAATGCCGCATGGATATGATGTTCAAAGCTGGCGATCATTGGTATGCGTTTGACATTAAAAAAACAAAAGACGCATCAGAAGATGGGTTTTTTAAACAAGCAGCACGCTATAACTACGATTTGCAAGCGGTTCATTACTCTACCGTTAGCAATGAAGTGGGTCGCCCACTACAAACATTCGGATTTATCGCTATGGAGCCATTCCCTCCGTATGCCGTCAACGTATTGATTCCTAACAACGAGTTTATCGAGATTGGGCACAAAAAACGCGCATATTCTAAAAAACTATTGACAGAGTGGCAAAACAAAGGCGATAATACAGCCTACGAACCGCGAGCTAAGGTATTAACAGCAGCGCCGTGGTCAAGTTACGGCAAGTGGATGGATGAGTGATAACCCACTCTGATACAATAAGCTATCGAATAACAGGGGAATGAGATGTCAGACGAAAAACAAATAGCAGTCGCTAGCGAGTCAAAAGCGATTGCTACAGGATCAGTATTCAGCGATATGGCGAACTTTGACAATGCACAACGCATGGCTAAAGCATTATCGTCTAGCAGTTTAGTACCTACAGATTATCGCGGTAATGTTGCAAACACTCTAATTGCAATGGAAGTCAGCCAGCGCACAAACACCAGCCCAATGGCTGTTATGCAAAATATGCACATAATTCATGGCAAGCCCTCATGGTCTAGTCAATTTGTGATTGCAGCGGTTAATGGATGCGGTCGATTCACGCCTATGCGGTTTAAAGTTGAAGGCGAAGGTGATAACAAAACATGCACAGCATACGCAAGCGACAAGCAAACAGGCGACCTGCTAGAGGGAATCCCTGTAAGCATTGAAATGGCCAAGGCAGAAGGATGGTTTAGCAAGACTGGAAGCAAATGGAAAACGATGCCAGACTTAATGCTACGGTATCGAGCAGCTAAGTTTTTCGGCAACATGTATGCGCCTGATATACTAATGGGTATGCACATGGCCGACGAAGTTCAGGATATTAGAGCTAGCGAATCAGCAACAATATCAACAGTTAATTCAAGCCTTGCTACGCCTCCGCCATCACAAGTAGTTGACAATGACGACTATGCAGAGTATATTGAGGCAGAAGTAGTAGAAACAACACCACAATCCACATCAAGAGATGATATTTAAATAGGAGAACACAATGGCTCGCGGAGTTAATAAAGTAATACTCGTTGGAAACTTAGGCAACGATCCCGAGGTTCGATACGGAAATAACGGAAACGCAATCACAAACATAACGATTGCTACATCTGAAAAGTGGAAAGATAAAAACACTCAGCAAGATCAAGAGCGTACAGAATGGCATCGCGTTGTTTTCTTCAATAAGCTTGCAGAGATTGCAGGCGAATACCTGAAAAAAGGCTCTCAAGTCTACGTCGAAGGATCTCTACGTACGCGTAAATGGCAAGATAATGAAGGCAACGATAAATACACTACTGAAATTGTTGCAAGTGAAATGCAGATGTTAGGTGGACGCGGAGAATCATCAAACAACCAACATCAACAACCACAGCGCCAACAGCAAGCTCAACCTCAACAGCAAGCACCGACCAACGACTTCGACGACGACATTCCATTCTAACAAAACAAAGCCCTCTAAGTGAGGGCTTATCTCATGCCGCTACGGCTCTATTTGCTCAACATCATCTATATCTGCCGCCATGTCGACTAGCTTCATGCACAATTGCTTTCTAGCAAACAGCGTCTTCCATTGCGACGCTACAGCAACCGCAACCATTCTAGCATCTGACAGTGACATATTGTGCTGATCGTTATTTATGTCGTATATGTTAGCGACATCAATGCCGGCTAGTTCAGCGATTCTAACCTCTCCGTCAATAGCCAGCGCCGAATCAAACCCGCCATTCCATGTGATTCCGTTCTGATCCGTGACGGGCGACGATTCTACAGATTTAAACCAAGATCTGATCTCATCGCGTTTTGATGATTTAGCTATTTCAAGATAATCCGTATTATCAACGTAAGGTTCAATCTCGCCAAACTCGCCAGCAACATATCGCTGGTAATCAGGATGAGACTGATCTACATACAAAGAACCGTGTAATATGCCGCCTGCGCTGTTTACGTATTTCATCATACCACCGCCAAGTTATTTTCTGCTGCACTGAATCGAAGGTCTAACACGTATGAGCCGCCCGTGCCGACGAGTCTATGCTGTAGCGTTATATCATCCCCGTATGCTATTGATATGTCTACACTTCTCTCTGTTAGAACCGTTGTAGTTGTAGACCATTCCTGAACCTCTACGCCGTTCTTCAATATGCGCGCCCTTGACTCCTGCCCGCTTGTAGAGCTTCGGTGCTTAAACTTAACTCTAACTACGCCATCATTCATCATAATAGCTGTCGTATTCCGCAAGTCAGTATAGAAGTGTTTAGCACCCTTCATATTAGTACTATTAATTGTCGCGTATGATGTTGATGTGTTAATGTTAGATGTATCAAGAAGCGTTTCATCTAACAGCCTAATAGAATATGTATCACCCGCAGATATTGTTCCGCCTAACGTACCACCGCCGCCGGTTGGATTAACAACATCGTCTATGTAAACAAACCCAGTGTTTGCAGCAACATAAGCCTGCGCCGCCGTACTGTCTCCGCCGAACATCTCATCAGTAATGATCTTGGTCGGACGAACTTTAGCAACTAACGATAGAGTGTCGTGCGGATATAGGCCATCTCCGGTGCCGCTAGCAATCCACTCGAACGCTAGCAATCCGCTCAACTGCGCAGCCGAGAAGTTTCCCACGGAAAACCGATCACCTAGTCTAGCTGTTGCGTCCGCTAACGCATCGGACAAATACTCATAGTCCTGCCTTGACGAGTATATGTTCGTCTTATCTTCTGCCGCATTTAGCGCAGACCCTTTGTCTACCGAGTTATATCTAGCCATTTTTATCCCGTGTACATGTAAAAGTATAATGCGTAATATGGCGGAACAAACGCAACCGAACCGCTCGCTGTGTGCTGGTGAGCTGGCTCGTTGTTAGAATGAATCGAAGTGGTTACTTCATAGGGATCATCAGTCAACGTGCCAGCGAAATGGTCGTGCAATCCAGCAAGAGAGCTAGTGCCCGTCCATGATACTGTGTTGTCTCCTGTCGTCTGATCGACATTGGAGATTGTCGCGTACTCTATGAATAAGTCACGCAGATCTGGCGTATTGTTTGTGCCATCGCACAACTTCCACGAAGCATCCGGTGCTGTTGCTAATTGGTACGCAACAATAAATCCCGGAAGCACATCAAAATCCTCTGCGCCTGAGTATGCAATCAACTTGCGGCGCTTGATGTTCGGCGTTAACGTCAAATCAATATCATGAGTGTGATCTGGCGCGTCATTGAATGTAGCAGACGTAAACTGAGGCGCAGACGGAATCAGCGTGTTTCCTTGTCCGTGCCCGTGGTCATGTGCGCCGTCTGGATCAACTGTTATTGATTTTATCTGTGACTGAGAGCCGCTAATTGCCCAATCGTTTGCAGCCTTTAACGCCCTGCCGATATGCGTTGTTAGCGCACTCACTTGCGGGTTGTTTATCGCGCCGTTGGAAAATACAGCACAGTTATTTGGCACTGTTGTAGAGTTTGCGCCTGTCTTGATAACCAGCTTTGTCTCGTTAGCATACTGCGTTATCGTTGCGCTATCGCTATGCGTATGAGAGTGAGCGCCATCATCAGCAGAGGACGGGTCTCGCGGATATATGTTGTTTGGCGGTGCATTTAGCGTCGATGATTTTCTAACAAGAAAAGCTGATCCGTTGTGATTTGGTATTGTCGATGTTGTGCCGCTGATTGTGACTGTATCAGAGCCGCCTGTCTCATCTCCCGCATAAGTTGACCCAGCGCCAACAATGAAACGACCGTCCGCATCGCTGAACAAATCATATCCGGTTGGCACATCGCCGCTGATCAACGGCAATATCATGCCTGCGTAGATTTGCCCTGTTGACGATGGTGGCGCAACGGAGTCAGGGTAGCCGTAAATGCTATATAGTGCAGCATGAACACGATAGCGCCCAGCACCAATGGTTTCAATTCCAGTTATTCTAACGTCTTGATCAATATTTCTAGACGCGCTTTGTATCGTCTTAATGTCGCCTATTTGATCAATCAATCCGTCGTCGAACGTCTCAAACGTAAACGTAGTGCCAAGCTGAGCTCTTCGTAGTCGTGACTCGCATTTCCTAAGCGCCTCGGCTTCACGAAATACGCCGTCCATTGTCACGTTAGATACACGTCTATCGGTGTACGATGGCAGCGACAGCTCGATAGGCTCGATAGGCCATGCAGATGAGCCAGCCAGCGGTTTAGTGTATTGAAAAACAGTAACCGTAGGTGCCTGCATAACAGACGTTAGCGAGCATTTCAAACTACTCATGTCATTATCAGTAATTATGCCGATTGAGTCGCCAGCGGTATCCGGCCTGATACGGATGTCGTCACCTTCCCAAATGATAAAGCATTCAGCGTATTCAGCTAGCAACTCAGCGTACTCAAAAGCAGGCTTAGGCTCTTCTATTATGATGCCTATTTTGCAGCGCTCCAATCCGTCGATTAGCTCATCATTGAAGTTTGCGCATTCTGCTACGCCTTGCACTGTATAACCAAGGCCGTAAACATCATTGCTAAGCCAATCTGCAAGACACAGCGCGCTATTGTCGCTATACGCAGTAGTATCAGTGCGCGGGTCGTAAACCTTGCGGCCTTTTATTGTTGCTGCAACCCTTGGTATACCAGTAATCCCCGTCGTTCCATGCGGTATAGTGATTACTGAGTAGACAATATTGGGCAAATCATCATTATAACCAGCTATGTTAGCTGATAGCGTAGCGTCAGCGGTTTGCGAGTCGGTTCCCAAATAATTAGTTACGGTTACCCCTGCATATGATGTTGACAATGCGTCATTAATGTAAACAGCTTCTATTTCTTGACACTCGCCATATGCCCACGCTATGCAGTAAAGATCATCGCTTACGGTATTAAGTGGTGTAGTTACCCATGTGCCACCAACCGCACGAGCGCGCCCATATATAATAGGAAGGTAGGCGTTTTGTCCGCCGATTGTAACCTTCCTGATCGGGCGCTTCTTATTAATCTTAGACGCCGGAAGCTTGTTGCCGCCGTTCTGTATTCTGCTAACCCAAGCCGGTAATTTCAACGCCATTATAGAACTCGCTTAGCAGTCAGATTGTAGGTTACGTTGAATGTGTCAGGCCCAGCACGCTCATAATGTGGCAAATCAACAAACTGACCGACATAATCGAACCCGTCTTTGACATAATTAAACTCAATGTCATTAGACTGATTGTTTCGATAAAATACGTCAAGCGCGTTTTTTGAGTCAGCACTAAGCAGCGGAAACTCTAACGTAAACATGTAACGCTGATCTGGGTATGTGATAGCGATTCTAGGCTTACCGCTCATTGCGTACGTAGTCTCTCGCCCACCTGCATTCAACGGAGATGATGACGAGCCTTCGCCTTGAATATATTGCGTTGGTAGTGTTGCCATTTTACTCTATCACCAATGTTTCGTTGCCTAATTCTACCACAGTGCCAGCCGCTGGAAGATGGTTGAATACTGGCGGTGCCATCTTAACGCTTGGGCTTATTTTAGATTGTATTCTTCGTCGTTGCGCTGTTAAAGTTATCTCAGAATGTTGAGCATTAGCAGCGCTAATTATCTCGCCGCTGAACAGCTTAACCGTCTTGATCACCTCAAGCGGTATTGTTGACTCAAGCGCGTAAATTCCGCTTTCGTATATACCGCTCTCGTAAACCGCATAATCAAGGTAGCGTTGCGGCGATATGACACAATACCAAATATCGACAGCAGCACCTCTAGGATCGCCGTCAATAACTGACTGCGACAGACTAAAGTCCGAGTTGTCAATAATAACATTAACAGCTTGACTATCGGTTGATCCTGAAAAGTCAAGACCTCCTCCTATCCAGCTTTGGCCAAGCGTCGTAATATCTGCGCCGGTCGAGTTAAACTCTTGAGGCCCAAATCCACACTGTATCAAATAGATCGGATACGTGACTGTTTTACTAAGCTCAGCCGTTGCCGCTGCGCCTAAGTCTAAACTCATGCTGTCACCTCAAATCCTTGCACGCCTTGGCTTTGCGCCATGTCTTGAACTGCTTGAACGAACAGATCGACAGCGCTAGTAAATTTATCAGCGTTTTGCGACATAGCCTCAGCACTAGCAGAGAACGCATCAGCGCTGCTTAAGTTCTGTGTCTCTTGCTCAATCAACTCTTGAGTTTTGCTATTAGCATCAGCTATTACGGAGTCAAGCGCAGACGCGAACTCATCACCCATCGCTGCACGCTGCGACTCATCAAGTAATCCCCATGCTCGACTAGATAGCGCAGTATATTCGTTGACGGCTTTAGTTATCTCGTCAGGATCAGTAAGCGAAAGTATTGACGCGCCCAACTCGTCAGCCGTGTCTTTCAGCTTCTTATAAAGCTCGTCATCTGTCATCATGTCTTCACGAACAGACGTAGCAAAGCTCGACAGTCCGGCGATAGCGCTAAACGTGCCGTTAATCGACGCGATAAAGTCTTGCATGTCAGCGGTTGCTTGCTGAATAGCGCGACCAAAAGCGGCCTCGAATGTCTCGCCCTCAAGCGCGCCATCTTTGAATGATTGCTCTAGCTCGGTCAGTGATTCACCGAAAAACGTCGATGCTTGATCTAACGCAGTTATGCCGACAGCGATAGATTCCAGCGTCATGTCTGGTTTCATGAGCTGTTGCTTGAACGCTTCCGGCAATGCTTGCTCGATGATCTGGCTGTAGCGGTTAATTAACTGTTCTTCTGGCGTTTCGCCCTCGTTACGTCCATCAACTCGGCCAGCGTAAGAACCTTCTGGTAAGAACCTCGACGTTAGACTGATTCCTGAAACATCGCCAATCACACTGGCAAAACTCTCATCCAGCGCGGTGACGATTTTAAACATAGCGTCAAGCGCTTGCTCATCGACTTTTTTGCTGAACGAGTTATCTAGTATTCCGAATCGCCCGAAGGCTGTTTCTATGTACGCGCCGAACTGTTCTTTAAATGATGTAGTGATGTATTCAAATGAACCCATCTCTCCCGTGTCTAGTGTTGTAATATCGAACGCAACAGACTCTTGACCAGTGTCGCCCTGAGCAAACGTGAGTTTAGGAGGTGAACCTTCAAATATATCGGTTATTATCAACGCAGCAATAGCAGCAAGTCCAGCAGCGGGTATAGCCGCAGCAAATCCTCCAGCTCCTGCGCCAGCACCAGACGCACCTAAAGATTCCATTGTCATAGCACCAAAAGCAGCATCGCCGCCTGTTTGAGCTGCCAGCATCGCCGCCTGTTGAGCAGATGCGCCTCCAGCAGTGAAGTAGCTAAGACCTTGTGCAGCCGTGCCAAACATGCTACCAATGTCAAGCAATGAAGATCCGCTACTAAGTAGGTTCATACCTGACGATGCGGCACTAGGCGCGCCGGGCAAGCCTAAACCACCAAGGATAGGGTTAACTATCTGATTCTGAAGGAACGATCTAGCTATCTGTTTTGCAATGCTAGTCGCAACACTGCCAAGGTTCTCAAAGTCCATGATCACATCGGTGATATTATCACTGATTGATTCAAACGTGCGTTCGTATTCTCGTTCTAACCGCTCAGCTTCTTTAGCCGCTTCAGCCTGTGCTTTTTGAAACTCTTTAGCCGCAACCTTAGCCGCTTCTTGCTCTTCTGTTAGTCGTGCGAGTTCTTCACCTTGGGCAAGTATAGCCAGCGCTAGTGCATTCGTAGGCGCTTCTGCTGCATCCATAGCAGCGGTATATCTTATAATCTCAGCGCGAGACATTCCGAACATGTCAACTTGTTCAGATAGGGATTTTATAACACGATTAGCTGTATCAAGCCGACGTTTTGCTTCTCGCTCGGATTCTGTTAGTATATCGTCGCCATCTTCTAAAATGTCATTAAAGTTAGAAAGCGTATTATTTACTCTATCATATTTTGCCTCAAGCAGATCAACTTCAAGTTGCTGATCCTGTATTGCTTTTGATCGCTTCTTGAATTCTTTATCGCTCATCATTACGTCTTGATCTATATCAAGCGCCAATGATTCCTTTAGCGATTTAAGCCTTGCATCAGCATCATCTATAGCTTCAACCGTAGTAAAAAGCTGATCTGTAAGATTAAACAACTTAATATCAGCAAGTTCATCGCCAAAGCCATCAAGCTCATTAGTTAGATTTTTAATCCTCTCTGCCAATACGTCGGCTTCTTCTTCTGCCGACATCATTGCGCCTACCAGCCCGCCAGATATTGCCGCGCCTATTGCGACAATTGCACCCATCGCAGCGCCAGCAGGGCCAAATATCGAAGCAATTTGAGGGCCCTGTTGCGCTAGAATAGTGAAAGCGCTTGTGCCCATTTGCGCCTGAACAGCAACGTCTTGCAATTGATATGAAAGTTGCTGAGTAGCACCCTTCATGACTTTAAAGCCGCCGGTCGCTCCCTTGCTAGACTTGGTTATAGCGTCGACAGTTTTTTCAGTCTTAAGGCCTTGTACAGCCAGCTTGTCAAGCTCAACTTGACCCTTCTTTAACTGAGTTGTGTCAACTGAAAAACCTATTGATGCTATATCTTGCATGGCGCTCGCTCGCTTGATTTATGCTACATTATAACATGCTAGCGTAGTATGGATTTCACCTTTGCGTTCGTTCTGGCACGCGCTTTTTCTATGTCTATGAACTCTGGAAAAGCGTCTTTTGAGAAGTTGGAGTTTCTGAATTTATTAACGTAAGCATTGCTAATGTCGATCATCAGCTTGGCTTCAAACGGTTGTAAATCATAGCCGCTCATGTTGCTCCATGACTCAAGATCAGGCCATCCAATTGACTCTAAGCCGTTAGCGCCGACTCTACACATACCAACGTTGTAATTGATTAGCTCGAATAGATACAGATACTGACCGCCATCTGGCATATCTTCGCCATCAGCGCCTCGGCTCTGAGGCTTGTAATCAGGATGCGGTTTCTGCGGTTTAGGCTTGAATGAATCGTAGTAAGCGCGCTGCTTTGTATAAGTAATGAGTTTTTTGCGCTCGTCTTGATCTACAGCAAGTGAAGAGTAAAGCCGATCTACTCTCAGACCGGCTTCAACTATGTCTATTTTTTTTTATGTTTTGCAACGATGTTTGAGCGGTCAAGTATAGCTTTGTTGACCTGAATAGGAATCCACTTGATCAGCTTAAGCATGCCAAGCGCGTTTTCTTTGGTTACATCTACCCACTCGTCTGGTTTTTCAGGATCAACTCCAAGCAATTTACCGCCAGCGGTACAAGCCGCAATAGTCTCTAGCGTCATCTCTTCGTTAGACTCGAAGTTTGCTAGCATTTCCTCGACAGTAAGCTTGCCATCGCCCTTGTCTTGCTCTTTCGCTAGCTTAGTAAACAGCTCTCGTTTTTTGGCATTCTGATAGACTTCCGAATCCATGCCGTAGACCATAAAAAACATCTTCTCGCCGGTTTTTTTATCTTCTAGCTTCTCGCCAGTTTCTGGATGTTCAAGCACAACTTCAAAAGGCGTTTCGGCCAATTTTGTGTAATTTAACTCGAATAACGGTTGCATTTTCTATTCTCCTACAAATGAATCCGCATTGTATCACAAACAAAAAAGCCCCACCGAAGTAGGGCAAGGTGGTGCAGGAGAATTAAGGAGCCGCTACTTCAATCCACTGTTCAGTGACTGCAATATTAGCATTAGCCAGCTTCAAATCTTCAGCTGTGTTTGTGTTTGTAGTGTATGAGTTCACTAGAGCTTGACTGTAGTTCGCAGTACCGTCCGGCTCAAGAACCTTAATAGAGTAAGGATTGTATGAGTCTTCTGCTGCATTCATGATAACCTGACCCGCATCAGATGTTTCTCTTAACATCTGCATACTTAGGTCGCCAAAGTCGCGAGAAGATTTTCGCTTGATAATCTTGCCAGTCTCTAGCAATGTAGCAGTAGCGTTATTCCACGATCCGCCAATCTCGCCAATCTGGATGATTTGACCAACCTTCGTAAAAGTCAGCGCCTCGTAACCCGCTTGGTCTTCTGTAGCTGGAATCCCAGCCGAAATGTGGAACGTCGTTCCGAGTGAGCCTTCAACAGCCATGATAACCTCTAAATTTACTATTAATAGTAGTTACATTATAACATATCATTTGACGGGCTTTTGCTTAGACTTGATGTGACGTATCCATTTATCGGCTTTAGCTTGAAACTCGCTTACAGTGACGCCTACCATGCCGTACGGCGCTTGGATGCTGTAGCCGTCGCGGGTTGTCTTTGTTGTTGCGTATGGCCCAGTTCCCCACAATCCGTACTCTGCAACCACGGCGTAGGGCTTGTTGCTTACGTAGTAGAAAACATCGCCGTCATCCATAGATTTGATGACGTTAACCGCTTTAGCTACAGTAGCGCCGCCGCTTGTGTCTGTGTTCTCCACATCGCTAGTTGCAGGCGATCCGATGGTTGGTTGCCACGATCCGCGAAGGTCGCCTTCGTCTACCGGCGTGCGCTTAGTAGTCGTCTCTACCAAGTCGATAGACGTCAACTGCGCCATCTCTAGCAAGTCCATGCCTCTCAGTCGCGCTATCTCTGCTAACTGAGCGCTGACTTTTTTCACGCCACTGCCTCAAAAAACACGCGAACAGCGCAGGTATTCCAAGCGCCTTGCTTGATGTTCGGCGACTTAGATATATTCAGGATTCGCAACCCGCCAGAGAGATACCGCTCTGCGGCAAAATGCTGTTTTATCATGTCTGCCATCGCATTGATCGGGTAATTCCCTTGCCCATCTGGGTAGTTCAAAACGATGTTGTAATACCCGCCAACACGATCTGTCAATCCATCAATAGTAAGCAACTCACCGTCGTTATTCAGCGTCGTAGGCGCAATGAAAGGCGTCCCGATAACGGGATTATACAACTCCTCATCAGGCGGATTAGCATAAGCAACATCAGGCAATCCAGACATCAGGCTGAGTCGATAGTCTAGCGCGCTCTCTAACTGTTGCAGTGATACCATGTTACACCCTCAGCGCTACTATATTAATGATCGTGCCGCCGTCGTTATCGTCAATTGGCGTTATGCCGTTGATGTAGTACGTAACACCTTCTGCACCAGTTACCTTATAGCCGACTTTTAACACCGCGCCTGACTCTGACTCGATATGTGCTAGCTTAACAGTCTGAATAGCTGCATCATCGCTAGTGAACCGTATGCCGAGCTTATCAATGCGGTTCTTTGTCGCTGCTGAGAATACGGCATAAGCGGTTTCTTCAACCTCCGTCCCAGTTGAATACTCACCTGTTACAGGATTGCGGACTGAACCGCTAGTGTGAGACACGGTGACAAGCTGGCCGTATTTCTGTATCAGGTCTTTAGCAGTACCCTTTAGTCGTTGCTGTAGCGCTGGCATCCTAACCTCTGCTCATGATCTGAATAGATGAGCTAGTGCCGCCGGTTACGAACTGCGCCATGATTCGTGCCACTTCTTCGTGAATGACGGGGCGATACTCGGCTTGCTTCTGATCTGCCGGTGTTGCGTACTCAACTTCAACAGCGCCTTCTACCCTCTCGCGCTTAACTCCGGTGACGCTATCCGCTAGCTCTGCTTGGCGGTTAGTTTTGCTCAGATGATACGCTTGCAACGCCGTAGCTCTGGCTAGCTGAATAGGGAATATCGTGTAATCAGTGTTAACCAAACCGGTGCGCGGATCGGTTACACCTGTACGTGGATGGTATAGCGCGTATGATGTGTCGTAGATCTTGCCGTGATAGTTCTCGCCGTATACGTCATCTAACAGCGCAGTGGATGCCTTTAGCGCAATGTCTTGATCGGCAATGACGGTCGCATAGTCTTGCTTATACGGATCATTAGACCACACCTCTACAGCATAAGCATTGGAACAGTATGAATTAGCCGTAGGGCTTGGGATTGCGTCAACAGCCATGAGTAATACCTGAAAAGTTTTAATATCGTTAGTATAACATATTGACAGCTAGGTTAAGTGTCGGTATAGTTGGATTGTTGATAACGATTGGCGCGATGTTTGACAACCGCTGCGTTATGCAGTTGATCGGTGCGTGTCCGACATAAGTGCGTTGTTGTATGGCGTATTGGTAACTTACTAAGGAATAACTATGGGAAAGATAGGTGATTACGATAGGTGGTTTAAGCCTTGCGATCATTGTGGTCATGATAGCGGCAGGAAATCAGAAAAATGCGAGGCTAGATGCTGGAAGTGCGGAAGAAGAATAGAGCGCGACTACAGCAATAGAGCATTAAAGAAAAATAGAACAATATAACATTTAAATTTGCGGTTCGGAGTCGCAAGAATACAATCCAACAACATTTTTTTATATTTAGGAGCTTACTATGAAAGACAGAGAAGGAAATGAACTAAAAGCTGGTGATAGATTTATTTACCAAATTGGCGAAGAACATGAATGCACAGGAGAGATATTTGACTGTGGTGGCGTGGATGTGATTAAGTGGGATAGTGATAATCAGATTATGTCTGTATCTGATTTTTACCATCCGCCGACTGATCAGAAGATTCTGCAAAAAATATAACCAAAAAACACGGCACACAATGCGCCAATGACTTGGCAAGACTAGGAGTAAAGAAAAATGAAAGGCATTAATGAATTTAACGCAGAGCAAATTAGATACTATGATACCCAGACAGAAACTATAGACGGATGGAAGCTGGCTAGGCCTATTGGTCGAGGCGGTTTGGTTCACCGGTTTAAAAAAGCATGGAAGGTTTTTACTGGGAATGCTGATGTGCTTGTATGGCATAAGCAATAGTTACAAAAACCTATCAAAATACTAGGAGAAAAAAATGGCTAAAGTAATGTTTTCAAATCAATACGGTCAAAATACAACCAAAGAGATGGAGCACATTCCGAGAATTGGAGATACTATACCGGTGTTTCACGAACCTTACCCAAAAGTCAAAGCAGTAGTATGGTTTCCTGAAATGGTAATGCACGATTTCCGTGATATGGGCGTCGACGTTCTAGTCACTGTGGAGTAAACAAATGACATACTACAAACTACTAAACAACATCAAGAAACACCTAAAGCACACGCCAACAGTCGGCGCGGCATTGTGCAGAACTACAGGAATTTCAGATCAAGAGCTATTAAAGCTTGACGGTAACGAGGCATGGGATGTATTTTTAGGTAAATACGTTAAACGAGACGGGAGTGTTAGGGTATGAAAATCACAATCGGGCATCATGTTGAATTAAAAGGATTGACTGACGAGCAATATCATGCGTTTTGTCAAAAGGCTATTAAAGATGGGGCGAAACAAGGATATTATAATCCTAAAAATTCAGTCCCAAATCACTGGAAGCATGTAGGCGTTGATGGATTTAATAAGATTGCTGTTTATGATCATTACTTTAAATTAAACTACCCACACATCTTGTTAACTATAGACCGGGCTCTAGTACAAAACGAAGTAATCGACGAGGTAAACGAGATGCGGGAGGTTAACAATAAGATAGAAAAGCTATTCAAGCGCAAAGCAGATCTAGAGAAAATCATCTGCGATGGGCTTGATATTAGTTGATAGGCGGACTAATCATGACCTCTGAAACATACTACGATCCTGAGTACGTCGAACGCCTTGAGAAATCAGCGGTAAAGTTGGCGTCAACCCTGCAACGCATGGCCGGTAGCCACTCAATCAGCGAAGATTTCCGAGAAGATTATAACGATTCGCTGGATGAGTACTTTAGTATTCAGCGGGATTTTGACAACTCATAATGAATTTCAGCTAACTACCGCCGCCATGCATCCTTATATCAACCCGCCTACCATTAGCATAAAACTTCATAGCCTTCTGCGAGTAGTGCCTGATCTTGACCGGATCAGGCCGCATCCCAGTTGCTTTTGCGAATAACACAACGCCGATAATATAAGGCTTCCACCACCATTTGAATTTGACGCTTAACTTCAGCTCTACATGCACCATATCAATGTACCGTGTGATGTTCTAAAAACGGCATGTCTATAGAATATCCCATATCCTCTGCTAACATACGAGCAGTTTCCAGTGCAGTATTGTAACAAACAAGCATTTCCTCTGGCGACAAATGCAGCGACGCAATCTCGCTATACGCCTCTTCTGACTCTTCGTGATCAATAAGTATTGACATTGATTTATACTCCGTGTATCGTTAGGGGTATATTAGCACAGAATGAGGAACCACAATGACCAACTCGACACTACTGCACGCATTGATAGCGGCAGGACTAACTTTATCAGGCACAAGCAACATACCAAAGGCCAAGCTTTATCATAAGCCAGAGCAGACCGAATCAGATAAAGCTATGGCATTGGAAAAAGCAGAAGCTAAACGAAAAATGAAGCGCGAGAAGGCGCGGAGGGGAAAGGTATGAAATACACACTAGATCAATTACAAGCAATGAGTGATGATGATCTATCAAAAATAGTAACAGAATTGACAGCATTTCTTGATATTATAGATTGCGGTGAACTCGGCGAGTATGATGTTTATCAGTGGATTGAAATGCACGGCATATCAATTGACATTAACAATAATTTAGATATGGTGCCGATTCTTGATGAATACAACATTGTATTATCAAAAGCAAGTAGTGATGATTATTGGTGCGCATCCGCAACAAATACGCCTTTAGTTATCGACGAAAACCCGCTACGCGCTGCTGCTATTGTGTATGTATTGGTTAAGCAGGCATGAGTATGCACCTAAACACAAACACACTTCCGCCCATATCAGACGTGTTCTGGCTTTGGATTAAGACAGATCAGGGCGAGTTGCGAAAGGTTAAGCGAACTAAGATTATCGAGTCACGCGACCGATGGGAGTGGCCTTGCTTGACCATCGACGGAGAAGAAAAGGTATTCAACGTAACGGCTTGGGCGTATACTTAACTCCGCCGTGATGGCTACACGCACCCCTGCCGACGGATTGACTCAACGATCCGTCATTACACACTGCGCGAACAGTTGAATACTCAGCAATAACAGAACCAATCAACAAACCAAACGCTACAGCGATAAGCAGTTTCATTACTTACCCTCTGTGTTCTGTGCCTTTGGTGTTCGTTGCGAGTCTTGTTTGTTTATGATTGCTGGTTGGTATACAACCAGACTTAACAGAGCTATGAACACAGCACCTAGCACCGTCTTGACTATCCAGCTTCTAGCTTTAAGCAAAGGCTCAACCTGATCATGGCGCGCATAGGTCTCTCGCACATGCCGCTTAAACTCTTTCAAGTCTTCATGAATATCATCGTGACGTTTGTCTATATCGCGGAACTTGAGCGCATTGACGCGCTCATTCGCTTTGATGTCGCCCAGCACTGACAAAACCTCGTCTACTTTGCCGGACAAGTTATCCATAAGCTTTTCCATCCTTTCCATGCGATTATCGTCACTCATAATACTACGCGCTCACTGCTGTAAATACTAGCGAATAGATGCACCAGATGTCAGAATTATCTATATTCGCAAATTCGAGAATGTAATCAGTATCAGACTCTAACGATCGTTTTGAGCCGGTTGCTGAATACGTAACCGGATTGCCTGAGCTGCCCTGAGTTGACGGTGTTCTAATTATATCAAACGCCGTACCACCACTGACTCCAGTAGCATCGTAAATAGCAACCGGCGAAGCCGTGCCTATTCGCTCGTTTAGATTGGTAATAGCACCAACAATTTCAGAGCCTAACGTAAACGTCGCGCCTTTAATCGGCTTATATCGCAACCCGCCGCCAGTTGATACACTGCGAGAGAAAATATCAACAGTGTAACCGGCTGGTACTCTAAATGCGTAGTGCTTTGTTGCGCCATTTGAAACTTCTACTTCAATAGATAGCGAATAGCCAACCCCTTGGTCAATGTACTGCTCTAGCGTTGACTTTGATATTATCGGCTGCACTGTGCCGCCGAACGCTGTTCCGAAACTCATATCATAACCTCTTAGTAGCAGTGTTCGCTGTTGGGGCGTTCATCGTGCCATCGCCCTTCGATGCAGTGTCGCACCTCATGAGCGAGACACTTCGGATAGTTCTTTAGTGTGATCTTGCAGTAGCCGTCGCGCCATTCTGCCAGACCGTCGTATTGCAAATGTTCATCAAATTCAACCTGCATCACGAACGTTTTGCGCTCGATGCTGTGCTCTGTTTCATCAAACACTGAACAGCCCTGCATTAGCAGCAAGATTAGCGCCAGTGTGTATCTCATGCCTGAGCCAACCCTTGCAGCATCAGTCCACGAGCTGCCTCTGGTGTTAGATCTGCTGAGAACTCAGGCCAAGGTACTGCACTGTTAACTGAGCGTAGAAATGAGCCTACATAATTGTAATCGTTCTCAAATTGCTCTGATTGATCGTCGTCGTACTTAGCACACCAAAGCCGATGCGCAGGGTGATCGAATAACATTAGCGCTTGAGCCTTTGTTAGCCATAGCGATTTATCAGACTGAAGAAACAACCATTTAGCAGCTATAACAGCCTGATCATCATTAGATAGCGGCTCGCCATTGGGCAGTTCGCTTGGTAATATGAACGGATCAACAGCACTATGCAGTGTCGAAACGAATACCGTATTCACTCCGTCATGACTTCCAGCAAACGGGAATCGTTTAGATAGCTCCCAAGCTTCTGACCCCTCAATACTACGCTGCTCAGTTTTGTATATGCTCCACATATCAAGCACCTCCAGCGATTGGTATAGTTCGCGTTGCACTCTGCCAAGCTGTTCCGTCGTCAATCAGCGTGTAGAAATCAGCTTCATCTTCTGTAATGTTGATAGCAGAGCCTACGACATTACCTTCTGCGTCATGCAGGTCTGTTGATGTTTTCCAATCTTCTTTAATCGGAATGCTCAGTAGTGTACCTGTATTTCGATCTCCGCCTGTCCATATTTTAGTGTCCTTAAATATTCCACTGAAATATGGGATACCTGTTGCAGAGTCTATTGATGATCCAAGTGCATCAATGCGCAAAACTGGAATTGCTTGGTTATATGTTAGGCCTATTTCACCATCAAAGCTTATTGTAAATACGCTTGATACTTGACGAGCTATCATTTTATGTAGTTTGTTGTCTGATAAAACTGATGTATCAGAAAGTGACCCTATGTTCACTATACCTATATAAACGGTTCCGCCAGATGATATGGCTAATCTAGATGACCCGCCTCCCTTTTCTGTCAGAATATGCCCCCCGTCACTATCAAACAAAATGTCTGTTTCAAGCTCGAAATCATCACCTGAGTTGATTAATACACGGTCATTAAGCAAGTAATACATCAACCCAGCAGCACTCATCGACGTAATGTAGCGCTGCACCGAGGCGGGAAACGTCGGAATCTCAAAAGCCGGAGGAAAACTCCCCGATTCGTACGCTATGTCAAACGCAGGATCGAATACAGGCATAGTTACGACCTATTGGCAGTGATCGTTACTTGATAGTATGATGCGCCTGAAGCGCCGGTTGGCGTGACGCGAACGGTTTTGATAGGTGAAGCAGCAGAAGCAAAAGCGCCGTCGACTGACACATCCACCGGAGAGTTGGCGAATGCAGTATAAGTCTGACCGCCCTGCACGACACCCTCAACAGCGAACGAGCCGACCGGAGACGCAGACGGAATAGTTAGTGCGGCATCGTCGAAGAATGATAGACCGACGGTTAGGCGGGGAAATGATTGATCTATGTTGTCAATAGTGAGCGTATCAGCAATAGCTCCCTGTTCTTTGTACGTTCTAGCCATGATATATACTCGCGCAAGTATGTTAGATGTCTCATTATACCATACGCGAGCATGTTGTTATTCCTCTTCGACCTTGCGTCGAGTGCGGCGTGGCTTTTCTTCAGACTCTTGCTTATCTTCAATGATCTTAATACCAGTCGATTCAGCCCATGATTTAACATGAGGAAAATCGCCAGCAAGCACTACAGCATCGCACGAGTCTTGGAATCCGTACGTGCATGAGCCGTTTGAAAAGTAAACTTTATTGCCCTGATCTCGCAGATGTCTCGCTTTCAAAACATCTTCATCGCTAGCTCTGCCATTATTAACAAAGTAAATAATTTTCATATATCACCTATACTTTCATTAAAAAAGGGGCAATTAAGCCCCTTTGTTAGTTGGTTGCGATTAGGCTAAACTTTCAACAAGAGAAGCCGCTGCGTTTTTAGGATCAGTTACCAGATCCCAGTTTGCAGTTGTCGCAACAGCCGCATCAGTTGGGTTAATACCTGCGGCAGTATCCCAAGCGTAGCCTTTGATCTTGAGCACAGTGTTAGTCTCGCCCTGATAAGTCAAGCCAAGGTTTTCCTGACCTACAACCTCATCAATAACAAAACGGCGACCTGTGCGCTCGATAACAGAACCAGCGTTATCAGTCAACAGCAAGATTCGGTTACGATCAGTACCGGCATCGTCGTAGCTCAACGAAGGAATATCAGCAATGATGATAGGCTTGCCCATCACACCCTCTGTTACGCCCTGTACGATCTGAACGCCTGCAACCTCATCGATCTTGTAGTTAGTGATCTTATCTTCAACCAGATCGAAGAATGCACCAGAGTTCATGATAGCAGCGCCGACGTTTTTGAACTGATCACCGAAAAGCTTCTGACCTTTCAGGATGTGCTTAACATTGGTTTTGCTAGCTTTATCTGTATCATCTTTCAATGAAGCAACGCCATCAGTAGCCGCTACCATTGCAGAGATAATCAGATCAAGACCGCGAGCCAAGAAGTCAGACGCGAACTGTTGACCTAGCGCGTTTGCCATTTCGTCGATAGAACGGCCACGGCGCTCAAAGTTCTCGTATGTCTCAAAAACAGGGCCAATCTTGTGAGCTACGTCTACGCCGACATGCTCTTGCAGAGACATGCGCAAAGAAGCTACAGCCGTATCAACCGTTACATCACGGCGAGTAACCAATCCAGATACTCGATTATACATCGCCTCACGGATGTAGTCACCCATGTAGTCCTCTGACCCGATAGTCAAAGTACCGTTGCTAGATGCGTTGAACACATCTACGTTACGGGCCAGTTCTTCAATCGCGCCAAGATAAAACTCAGTTTGATATTGTGGTGTTAGTAATGCCATTTTTTCACCTTTCGATATAGTTTAGGTTGACAATTTAACCGCGATGTGCGGTAGTTATGCCAACCCCAACTTGAGGCTGGCTGAAATTATTTTTTAGCTTGCTTGAGTAGTAATTCACTATAAGCCTTTTGCCCATGCTCTTCGATATAATCAAGCTTTTGCTGACGAGACCAGCCTGCTACATTGCCTGCAACATCTCCACCTTGACCGCCTTTATAGCCGCTGCCTGATCCGCCATTCCAGAATAATCCAGACTTAACTTTCTGTTTTGCGTAAAAGTCACTAAACAAAACAGGGTTGCCCTCGGTGTCAAACATGCGCTTACCGTTATCAAGCGCGAATGCCGCACCGGTTTCTTCGTCAATCTCCACGCGACTTGCGTATAACTCAGCAAACTCTGCGAAATTCTCTTTCTTGAAAGAGTCGTCACTGATCGTGATGTCTTTCAAGTACTGCTTTTTCAAAGTCGCTAGCAACTTATCATGCAGCGACCTCGACTCTTGTTCTTTCTCTTCTGCGTATTTTTGAGCGCTATTAAGCCGTTCATCCCACTCAGTTTCCTTTTCTTTCCATGCGTTGATTTGACCAGACATCAGCTTAGAGCTAAGCTCATCAAGCCGCCCCTCTGATGCCATCTTCAACATCTCATCCTGCTCTACGCGCTGCTGAAACTCTTGAAACTTCGCGTATTTATCTTCGTCAAATCCCTTAAAGCGCTGTTCTAATTGGCGCTTCTCTTCTAAAATCTGGTCTCGATTAGCTAGAATTTTAGCCTTCTCAGCTTCAAGTTCAGATCGTAATCGCGCCTCAATCGCCGCCACATCCACTGGATTGTTTTGCGGTTGGTTTTCCTGTTGCTCTGCCATCTTATATCACCTACTGGTTTTTTTTGCTTGATCGACTTGATCAAACTTGTTATATTATAGCATACTTCAGAGACCGCTAGTTTCACGCTCTTGACGCGCCAGCTCTTGGTCTGTTTCGTAGTCAAAATCTTTATCCAGCGTTCCTGTATTAATAAGAACATCTGTATACGCCTTGCCGCTAATCACTCCGCTATTGAACGCATCTTTAGCCGATGCCGCGTGTTTGTCGTTATCAGCAACACTAAAATCAGGCGTGATTGTTACGTCAACTTCAAGCGGTTCAAGCGTGTAGCTAGACATGATCTCTAACACTCGCTCGACATGCTCTTCAAGGCCAGATGCAAACATACGAAGCGCCGCACTACTGCCTGCGCTGTCGATGGATGCTTGTGTTGCAGTTTGAACCCCAGAAGGGCGAATACCGTTAGCGTCAATGCCAAACGCGCTAATGCGGCTTTCGATGTCTGCGACCTGTTCGCGAGCTTGCTCAATTGGCCCAGCATCAACCTGCACCCACTTCATATCTACATTAGAAGCGTCAGCTGATCCCTCCTTGATGAATGCAGCCACATACGAAGCAAGCGCTGTCATCTTGAAGTCATCTGGCATTCCTCGACCAAACAATATCGGCTGCAATGCGTAGAACATCATATTTTTGATGTCGCTAGATACTTGGAAATGCTCGATTGTTAGCTCTGCAAGACCTTGATAAGGAGACCTTGCTATCAAAACTCCGGTTTTATTGGTGTAGAATAGAGAAACAGGCAGCTCATTATTTATACGGTCTGTTCCATTGCGGAACCTTACAATCTCACCTTGATCTTCTGGTGTTTCTAAATCATCATCTGAATACATGCGCCATTCTGTTGGCGTGATCTCAAATATGACGTTTTTATTATCGGTCAACTCATCTTCTGAATCAGTGATAACGCTAGACTGCCAGCGAAGCATAACAAGCCTACCTGTTCGCTGATCTGTCTTAAATGCCAGCACATCATCAATATCTATTTCACGAACAAATGGCCGATTCTCTGCGTCGATATAATCAACAAACGCAAGAGTTAACCCTTTCGCTTGACCTAATTGCAACTGATCTTTAGCAAAAACCTCTACCGACTTTCCCTCTAAATCCATATCATCAAGCCATTGGTAGCGCGTGCCGTACATATCATTGCCGCCTGACTCGATCTTAATCGGATTGGCGAGAACTTTGCCGCTGTCAGACTGGATTGTTCGTAGGTAGTAGTTTGTTAGATATGAGCGAGACAGACGCTGTTTGTAGATATGTTCAGGCTCGGAATCAAACTTAGGCAGGTAGATTGATTGCTTATCAGTATTAGCACTGATGTAGCTTCCGCGAATTGACTTAAGACCATTTAACAAGTCTCTATAGATGCGGTTATCTGAGTACTGTTCACCGAGATACGGTGATCGTATATTCTTGTCTGACACGTCGGCGCTACCTGATTTTCTAGATAGCGCCTATTGTATCACATTAGACACGGCCCCACTTCGGGCTTCCGTTGCTCTTGACAATGTGAGGATGACGTAGGACTAGCACTTTCGACTTGTCGCAGTCAATACCTATTTCACCGCTGTCTGAGAACCAAGTAACGTAAGCTGTATGGTTTTGGTCGTAGTCGTGTACGTTGATACGGCACGATAGCCGATCAGGCACGGCGACCGTGCGAACATTGCTGCCCTCATGAATAACCATTACACATCCGTCATCGCAAGGCGCAACTTCGATATATGTCTGCGGGATAGCGTCGTCACCGTCGCGAGTGCAGAAATAAACAGGCTTACTTGGCGTTAGTATCAACATGCGACCACCATTCCTGATAATATTCCAACGATAAGCCCAATTGCGCTATACAGCAATAGCTCGTAAGGCAGCGTTTCGCCCGTATTGTCTGTCATGCTCATTTCCCTTCCTCCAAATAATACTCATCAACTATCGACTTGGCCTTATTGTATGGTGTCTCGTCGCCTTCTGTCAATACTTTAAGTGGTTCTTGCTGGTCGCTGTCACACGGTTCGTTAGCGCTAGCGCTCGCATCAATAGCTTTGCATCTGTTGCATTTGTTTTTGCACATTAGAATAGCTCCTTTATATCGGTTTTTAATTGCTTTATATGGCTAAACACAATTTTTACAGACATCCACTTGTTTTCATATACGCATTCTGTCAAGTAAATAACCGATACGGCAATTGATATAAATAAAACAGCAAAAACAACAACTAATGATATACCAATAGCAACACCTAACATAACTTTATAAGTGAACACCAACGGCGATAATACAGCAACTAGCACAAAAGGAATGACAATCCTTGGTTTTAGTAACTTATTCATCACCCCCTCCATTATTCCATCGCTCAACATCCTCATCGTCAGCGCCGTAAACAATACGGCCACATGATGCGCACTCTATTTTCTCAACATCACAACCGCAAAAGCTATTCTGATGACATTCGCATTTCCAGAAGATCGGATCTTGGTTGCAGCATTGCGAAGGCTTGCAATTATTTGAAAAGCCGAACTTAGGAAGGTCTACTCCCTCGTAAGTGTATGTGTTGCCATTGTGCGCCTTAGATGGTATATCAATATGACTGACGAAATGGCTCATGACTTACCCCCACACTCTCGTTAAACTTTTCCCAGTTGCAGGATATACCGCCACCGCCAGCATATCCTCGCTTAAAGCTATAACTCACACACTCAACGCCTGTTTTTGTTACGAAATGTCTAATTCCGCCTACGTCTTCTGAATGAACCATTGAATTAGGACTTTCGTTAATGTCAGAACATCCAGTAATCAACAGCGAAGCTGTTGCGACTGCGATCAACTTATTCATCAAACAATTCCTCTTTGGTTGCGGGTCTTGCGTGTTTCCAGCATGTTTCACGGTCATCCTCAAGAAATTTGAATTCAGAATGAATATTCTTACTAACTTCAACTACCAATCTAAGACACCGATCTGATTCACTATCATCCCACACCCAGCAAGGGATGCCTTTAGAATTTTCATCGTAAAATATCTTTGATCCATATTCATTATAAAACACCTCACCATCCATTAGGCGTTGTATTTTCTCTTTGATTGTCATATTAACAGGTACTAGGTTCATATTATTCTCATTTTAACTCGTCTAAACTAAAAAATTCCCAGTAGCAGTGCTTATATCCACCTGCCCAATCGCCACGCGATATGGTAGAAGGATTTTCATCAATATAATCGCCTACGGCTTCAACCCAAGCCGCAGGTTCAACTTTGCTTCCATCATCCCTAACAGCAACATGTGTTGCCCATTCAGGTAGATTAATTGTTCTTGCTATTTTCAGAAGTTCTTCGTTTGTCATGTTATTCTCCTTTGTTTTCGCTATTGTCTCATTGGTTAATGTTGGTGTCAAGTATATTCTACCGTTCCCCATTCTACTTTTATTTCCCACCATGAGAAACGTTCATCTTTTTTATCTGATACGAACTTAATTGCATCCTCTACTTTCTTGAAGCCTTTTATTTCGATTGCTCTTCTATATCCTAAGCTATCCTCGTACTTGTAGCAAACGTATTGTATGTTTTTCATGCTTACACCTCAAACAACTTAACAATTCGTTTTAAGTCTTCTTGTGACAGCTCAAGCTCTCTTCCGTTATCGAGAGTTAAATAAACCAATCCCTCTTCATTATAAATCCCGATTTCTATATCAGGAGGAGTT